CATTTACCTTTGTTGTAATCATAGTCATCAATGTTCCAACCAGCGGCACCTTTTTGACTCTTGTCCATTTCCGCCACACCTTGTGATTCAGAAACTTTTTTAGTTTCAGTAAACATTTTTGATAAACGTTGTTCAACGTTGCTTACTTCACGTAGGCCTTTGAGAATACTGCCTTGTGATTCCACGCTTTCACGTATCTGTTGTGCTTGTGCTTTTACAGTTTCTGCCGGTGTGGGCTCAAGAGCTTTCAGCGTGTCTAATATATTGTAAATGTTGTCGGTGGGGTGATTTTGGCTCATTTTGTTTTCAATCCTTTGCTGCCTTGGTAAACTGTGTTCTGTTTGCTCATTGGGCCTTGATCGCCCATGGCAACTTTTTTGTCATTTGTGGTCATGCCTTTTTTGGTGCCCTTTTCAAACACCAAGTCGGCATTGGTGTCAGTGCCGGCAGTTTCGTATTTGCGTGTGTGTTTTTCCAGTTCGGCAATCAGGCTCTTGACACGTCCGGCACCCACTAGTTCTTGTGCACCTTTGACATCTTCCAGTTCGGTCTTGTCCAGGACCGCTTCGGTGTTGGGATTCAACACACCGCGCATTTCGGCTTCTTCGGTGAATTCAACTTCGAGCAAGTTGCGTACATGCATCCAGCTGGGATTCAGTTGTGCACGTTCTTTCAGTGTTTGCATGATGCCAATTGTGGTGGCCGGATACGTGACCTAGATGTCAAACTGCCAGCACTCACAGGCACCGCCCCACTGTGTAAACTCTTGATGTTCCTGTATTGGTAAACTTTTAACTGCACTGATACTTTCCAGCTGAAAAGTTTCCAGTGCCATTTTAATCTTTTGCATGAGCCAATCAGCTGGCTTGGGGCCAGCCAGTTTGATGCGGAATTCGTGTGGTCTTTTTAGCTCAAAGACGTAAGATTGGAATGGTTTCATGGTCATGATCCTATATTGTATATTTAGTTGACTTTTAATTATTTGGTCTGCTTGTTCAAGATCTGTTTTAGCAATTCGTTGCGATCCAGCACTATGCCCTTGCCATCAATGGGTTCTTCTTCATCAGTTGATCCACTTTTGGCATCTTTGGCAATTTGATGATCCAGGCGAGCCTTGGCCAACTGCAGGTTGATCATGCGTAGCTTCTTGTCCATTTTGGCAGTTTTGGCTGTGATACTGTGTCCCAGCATGACGCCGGCAGTTTGCATTATGACCCCGGCAAAACGTGGATCAATGTTCATGCCCAGGTCCATGAGGTCTTGAGCTTTTTCTTTTGCCAAAGCAGCAAGTTCATCAAGTTCGGCATCGCCGGCTTCGAGGTCACGCACCAGGGGCAAGGCCGCATCAATTTTGCTGATGGCGCTATCAACTTCGGCAATAACTTCCTGGTTCTCTTTGATGAATTCCAAGGCGTCTTGAGCCGTGGTTTCGTCTTGAGTACTGGTGGGAAGATTAAGCAAGTTTTCTAATTGTTTAGTCATACCTTATTTATTTGGGTGCGCCTTGATGAAAAATATCATTCTCGGTTAGAATTCTAAATTGCAGGTTGTGTGCATTGCACCAGGCACGTGCGGCCTGCCATTTGGCCATGTTTAGTACTGCGGCCGCTTGATCCCGAGTGCTTCGGGCATTTTCCAATGTGGTTTCTTTTTTGGGTTTGATTTCCCAAAGTTCAGCATGTTTGGTGTGTGTTGCATCGGTGTACATTACAAAAAAATCTGGCACATAAATTGTTTGCTTGCCGGTAAAAGGATTGCGGTAGTTTATGTGTATTGATTCATTGGCCCATTGCAGTATCGAGGGATTGTTGTCCAACATACGCATGACCGCATGTTCCCAGCTGCTGCGATAATGCGGATCTTTTTTGCCCACGTACTTGCTGGGATTGATCAATTGAAACATGCCGTTTGCATATTTACTCATAGCAGTATGGTCCTTGCAACATAGGGGCTGGTTTGTAGTGTTTTCTTCACGCCCAGCACACTGGTGGGCACACGATTGCTGTTTAAAAATGCAATCAAGTAGTCGTTCAATTCGCCACGCGGTAGAGCCTGAAACTGTGCCAGTACCGTGAGCGGGTTCAGGTTGGCCGCCAGTGCTGTGTACAATACCGAAGCCGCCAATTGATGTGCTGTGTCCGGATTGTCGGCGTACTCCTCAAAAAATGCCGTTATTGCATCATTGGTATTGGCACTGACATTGAGCGGTATGCTGTAGTAGTTGTTGAAATATCTTGGGGCCGGATTGGTTTGTGCGTTTTGACTAGCCACCGGACCGGTCACGTTGGTTGCCGTTGATACTTGATTGTTGGTGGTCATGCTTTATCCAAAATTGTCACTATTGTTAAATGCCGAGTCCGACAAACTACCGATGTCGGTTGTGGCACTGACATCAGTGAAACTTACATTATCAAATGGATCAATTGAACTTGCCCCAATGTTGTCGTACGGATCAATACTGGCCGTAGAAGTTGTGGTTGCTCCAGACGCAGTGGTTGTTGTTGTTGTGGTTAACCCTGTTTGAGAGTTGTAATCTTGTTGTATGCTGGTACCATTGGGCAGGAACGTGGTTGATGAATCTGGTGGCACCACCACACCGGCCGGAACAGCTGGTGTGGTTAAATCGGCCCAGGCATTTGAAACCTTGGTATTGATGCTTTCGCCAATGCTTTTAAAATACGGTGTCACTGTGGAGTCAACAAAACTGGCCACTTTCTGATTTACAAAAGTTGAAGCAGCACTGGTAGCAGTATTGATGATCATGTTTTCGGCAGTGCTCAGCACTCCCTTGGGATTGGCAATGGCCGCTGCGCCAAGTGCCAAGATACTGCCACCATTGGCACCCAACCCGGCGGCCAGTCCACCAGTGACACCGTTGGCCAATGACGTGGCCGCACTGCCGGCAATGCCAATTCCGGCCGACACCAACTGTCGTCCCAGTACTGCGCCACTGGTCAAGCCCTGTGTCAAACTGCCCAAGCTGGGTATGCTCAATCCACCATTGTTGGCCGCACCACTTCCAGACACAGCAGCAATGGTTGAACCAAATGCTTGTGCATAGGCCAAGCTGGGTCGCACTCGAGCCGACTGTAATGATTTTTGAGTCACTAGATTGGGATTGATTGCGGTATTGTTGTTGGCCAAGTCAGTGATCACGGCTGGCGCATGACTGGCTCCACCTTGGCCGTTGTCTACCAAGTCAATACCGCCCGGGGGAGCAATTGGACTGGGAGTGTTGTCGTAGTGCAAGTCTATGTAGCCGCCAACTGTGCCACTGGTGGTATATCCTGTCAGGTATTTCACAGTTTCAAACTGTATTGACATGTCATGACTCATCAAGCCGGCCTCACCGTTGACGTGGTCTCCGTGCTTGAAGCTGGTGATGATGGGATTGATCAGCTGATATTCGCTGAAATTCTTTTGATACAAACTGTAAATTCTTATGGCCTGTATGTACTGATAGGGTTGATTACCGTTGCTGTTGTTGTAGCCCACTGCTGGTCTTGGCGTGTAGCCCCAGTCCAGTGCAGTTCGACTGTTGTACTTGCTGGGTGCTCCGTATGTGGCATCAGCATAGTCGGGATCACGATAATAGTAACTGTAGTAGTCGTACCAAAAATTTCTCACGGTGTCGCTTTGATCATCGTGAAATGAAATTGTGACCGGATCGTATTTGATATTGGTTTGTACATAATTTTTACGATTGTAAGCATTGTGTTCCTTGACCGAAATAGAAAATTTTGGCAAGTTGACATTTTTTACAATCATGCCCATTTCTTGTGCACTTTGATTACTGACGTTGGTGATGAGTGGATTTAGATCAAACTCAACATAAAACAAGAAATTGTATTTGGGACTGAGTCTAAAGTCACCGTCAACAAAGATTCTAGTGGCGTGTTGATAATTTCTTAGGGTCACGGTGTCGACCGAACCCGAACTGTTTTTTATTGTCGTACTAGAAGGACGTAATAGTGCATTTATACTCATATTAATATTTAGCCAATAAAAAACCCGGATCTGTGTCCGGGTTAGTTGACAGGAGAATTGCTTTAGTTAACGCTGTTGCCTGGAGTTTGTGTGGCCACTGTAGTACCAACACCACCACCAGTGGTTTGAATTGCATTGTCAAATCTGATTGTACATGCAATCTGTACCGGATCACTGGTTTTATAATCCATTTCACCGTAGTCGACTTGACTCAAGAAACAACCATCAAGTTCCCAACTTTCAAGCACTGTGGGAGCCGTTGCGCCATTTCCGCCATCAAGGATGTCATACACCAATTGAAACTTGTAGTTGATACCGCTTGGTGCACTGGCTTGTTCCAGGAAGTCAAACTGTTTCTGCATTTGCTCGCCAACCAATCTACTTACAGCTCCAGTTGCATCATCACGTAGGTTCACTGTGGTTTCTTGCCACTCAGGTTTGCCTTGCAAATACACTTTACTGTTGTAAACATCAATCGTGATCGGATTGAAGTTGACATTTGGACGCTTGATATCAACCACTTGTTTGGTCAACTCAGTTGTGGGTGTTGTCACGCCAAAGTTTATAAAAGTAGCGCGAAAGCGATACTTTAACTTTGGCATTAACAAACCTTGAGTGCTACTGCTTTGGTTGTTAGCCAG